CCTGTTAATTTCGTTCTTCTGCTGAATGCGTTTTTTGTTTATGTCTCTAATGAGCTTTGACCTGCGACCCACCTCAGCATCACTCATAGCATTTTCGGTATCATTTCTGATTTCATTCTCGAGGTTCCATATGCCTATGTTGAATTGGGTCAGTCGGATAATGGCTGCTAATAGAGCCCCAGATAGATTAAGTTTGAGCTTGTCAACGCCCTCTGTTAGGTAGGTGTGTTCTTTATAGGCCCCTTCTTCACCATAATAAATCTTCTGGGAGAGTATGCTGACCCGGTCCATTACGTCTCCCAAGCTCATTGAAATTTTAGTGTCTTTCTGCATCAAACAAAGCTCCTGTGTTTAATCGGCTTATTGATAGCTTTTTTCAGGTTGTCTTTTCCGCCATACATTGCCTCAAGTGCCTCTTGGAGATTTCCTTTATAGTGTTCCTTAAGTTTTGTTACAAATTTATTCCCTGCGGTGTGTCTACATTGCTGATTGCAAACGTCTTTGACTGGGGTTGATGCAAGCTTGTTGATAACTCCCCAATATCTATCAGAATTTAGTATATCATATAGACTCTGGGTAATCAAGTTTCCATAGCAGTAATCTGGGTTATTGAATAAAAATCCACAGGGAGCACAATCGCCATTGCCTGATATTTGAAATAGAAATGGCGGATCAATACACCTATCAAAATCCCACTTGCCGTATTTGGTGATGTTGATAGTGTCTTGCATGGCTTTCCATTTTACGATAATCTGAGTCTTATCTGTTGACATAGCCTGTGCTTCTTTTAAAAGCTCAACTGCTTTTTGGTAGTCATCTAAATCAAAGTGCATCGGCATTCCTTCTCCGCCGTCTGCGAATTGTTTGATAACAAGGTAGTCAACTCCCCACTCAATTGCCTTTTTGGCTAATGGGATAATCTCGCTGAAGCCGTCAGGTATTAAAACTGACTGTAGCCCTATGGTGCAGTTACCTTTATTCTTTACGGCGCTTGTGATTATCTGTTCAATGCGAGGGAAGCTATTTTGAGGAGCCCCCATGATCTTATCATATTTATCAACACCCGAAATGTTAAATCTTAGATAGGTGCAGCACTCTGTCAGGGTTTTAATCTGTTCTGTGTTCAACAGAAGCCCGTTGGTCCCTACCGCAGCTTCAACTCCAACTTCTTTTAACTTGCGCACAAAAGGATATAAGCCCTTATTCATTGTGGGTTCTCCGTCACCTATAATGGCAACTCCCTTTATATCGGCTTTCTTTGCGTCTTCAGCTAATAATAAGAGTCTTTCGGTAGGAATATAATCTGGGCTGGGAAGCTGTTTAATACCATAGCAATATGCACAACGGATATTACAACTCTTATGTATGCCAATATCAATAGTCACTGGCATTATTCTTTCGCCCTTAAAAAATTTCTCTAATCTGTCCTGATAAAATAATAACTTCGTGCTATCCATTAAATACTCACTCATCATTTGTCCTTTCTGTTGGTGGTTATTTTCCGATTTGATTCATTATCGCTTTCATGCCCGTTGGCTCATTCTTAAATCTTTCATTCTCTTTTATGTTTAAATCGGCAAATTGCTTAGGAAATTCCTCTTTTAGAGCATTTGTGAAGTAGCCCCAAACATTAGCTGGTTTATTTTTCAGCACATATTTGCTTATGTTTATCATAGAGTTGATTGGAGGATAATATCCTCGCATCTTTTTAATGCGAGCCATTAAGCTATATAAATTAAAACTAAATGGTGGGTTTGATAGGTCCACCTGTAATGCGGCAAGTTCTTTTTTTTGTATAGCTGTTGGTTTTGGGAAAGGTTCTTTAGATAATTCAGCCGTAGGCTTGATTCTTTTACTAACCTTACCTAACCTAACCTTACCTATGGATACCACTGGTATGTCAGTTGGTATACCAGATAGTGTGTATTGTTTTGTATCTAATATTTGTAATTTTTCTAAGTATTTTTTATATAAGGTTGGAGTGTATCTATCCGGGCGAATAAAATTGTTTATTTTCCAATCTCTAATTACTAAAACCTTATTTTCAAAGTTTAAGACGTAATTTTTAGTTAGTAATATCTTTAAATCATCATCAGCAGCACCGCTTATTCTCATTACTCGTTTAGGATTAACAAAACCATCATCGTCAGCCCTCATTCCTAAATCATAATAAAGCAACCTTGCACTTACAGGCATATCTAAAAAATCATCACTATCTACTATTACTTTACTGAACATTCGTCTGGTAGCCACTATATTTTCTCCAAATAAAACCGGCAGTCCGAACTTTTGCACCACATAATGGGCAAAAAGGGCAGTGTGGGAAAGGGGGAAGCCTTAATCCCAAAACTTTTTCGGACTGCCATAAGCTTTAATTTTTTATGTATCATTTTCCCCACCACCCTTTTTTATATTATATACTACGTTTTATGATTTGTCAATAGAAGCACCTTAGATATAATATTCTGCGAAGTGTTTTTTACCAAGTGCGACCATATCTGTTTTGATGTCGTGACCCAATCTTCTCAACTCTAAGATGCGGCCACTTAATCTAAAACAACCAAACTTACTTAACGCATCAATTGGAGTTATCCTGTTGCCCTGCTTTAAATATTCAAGTATCTGTGTGTTTTGGCTCATTTCTACTCCTCTCTGGTTTTGGGTAAAAGGTTATAATTTTCATCTTTTTTCTATTTAAGATAAAATAAATATCCTCATTTTTAAATTTACACAATGACCGAGAGCAAGATTTCCGTTCAATAAACTCAACCTCTTTTTTGCTAATGACACGATTAGTTATGTCTAATCCATATCTTTCTTTTGCTCTTTGTCTGGCGTGATTGGTTGCTTTAATCTCCCCACTCCCTCTCTTTTAGTTTAACTATTTTTAATCTTATCTATTAGTGGTTGCACATCTTCTTTTGTTATTTTATCCCCTTTTAGTTTGTCTTTAATGGCTTGGGCAATTTGTTTGCACCATAAACCAAATTCAGTTGGGGTTATTACTACCTGATATTCGTATTTGTATGGGTATGCTTCATAAACTGCTCTCTCTATCTCCTCAACACTAATTTCCTTTTCATCTATCTCCTTGAGTAATTTGGCTATTATAGGTGCTATCTCATTATGAAGTAATGTATATTCTTCACAAGTTACTTTCCTTTTCGGCAACAACTCATCTGCTAATTTTCCATAGTCTTTATCTGGCATTTCCAAACTCCAACCATTGTTCAACGCTTAAATCTGCAAGCCACTCATCAAAATTATCAGCCATTAAATCTTTATATCCACTATACTGCTTTGCGTGTTGTTCCATTAAATAAGTTTCAAAGTCTGTCTTTTCGTTTGGCATTATTTCTCCTTTTGGGTTAAATTATGTAAACTTTACAGCCCCACCAATCCCCAGCTCATTTATTTTTTGTTTTCCCTCTGGTAGGATTCCCCACCCTACTCCTCGGCTATATGCCCTGCTCTTGCCTCTTGCGGATTGGAAGTAGCACCTTGTTTTTTATCAAGACCAACTGACGCATTGTTTATCGCAACGCCACAGAGGAAACTGTTAAAGAACTAAAAATTATAATCTCTCTTATATTGCTCCCAGAACGGCGCTGTGTTGATTTCAAAAAAAGCATTCATAAACTTATCAACTTCATCAAAGAACTCTGAGAACTCGGACTTGCTTAAAGCTGTTGTAGTGCCTTCCTCGATTGCCTTAAACTTGCCCTTGTCAAATATCTTTTCAGCGATGAAGTGAGCCTTGAGGCTTTCGTGTAGCCCTTGTGGAGAGAAATGCCCATGTTCTTTAAGACCTGCATCATTGATAAGCCATTGAAGATAGACCCAGTAAAGCGAATTTTGCGATAGCGTTCTAAGGCTCCCCCACTTAACTCGTATGACTTCACCTTTGTTTGGCATCTTCCTGTTGAATTGCACAGTCGCGAGCAGTCTGCCCTTTTCGTCTATTCTAGTAGCGAGAACTTTGGCCTGAACTTTGGGCATTAAAACGGCACCTCTTCATCTTGAGCACCAGATCTGGTATCTGATTTATCCCTTTGCTCAAACACATATAATGACGTATCTGGTAGTATGCCTAGCTCTATAAACTGCAGACCATCACCAGTTGTCTTTAGAGTGCCGACTTTAAACCACTTAGTTTTAGTTTCTCCGTTGCTTTCATAGCTTCGCTTAGTACAAATATCTTTATATTCCATCTTATTTCTCCTTTTCTAGTTGAAATTTATGCCCACATTCTGGACAAGTTATTTGATTTTTAAGCAATTCGGCAAGCCTTTCTTTTTCTTTGCGCTCGGCTTCAATTTTGTCATCTGCTTCTTTCTTTAAGCGGGCCTTTTCATCTTCAGCCTTTTTTTCCGCTTCTTTTCTTTTTGTATCCGCGAGCTCTCTTTCCTTTTGCAGTTCAGCTTCGTGCTTTTCCTTTTCTTTTTTCGCTTTCTCTTTTTGCTTGCGTAAAGCTTCCTCTTGCTGTTTGCGTTTTTCATCCGCCTTTTCTCGTTCAGCCTTTAACGCCTTCTCTTTTTCGGCTGCTTCTTTTCTAAGGTGTTCGTTGTCTTTGCGGATTTCCTCTTGCTTTGCATCATAATCAGCTTTTTCTTGCTTCAAAGATGAAAGAATATTGTTGAAGTTTCCCCCTGTTAATGTTCCTAAATTAGCATCCTTCAATTCTGGCTCCCACCACTGTTGATAAGGAAGCAATACTTCTAACCTTTCTTGATGGAGTAGCTGGATTCTCTCTGCCTCGATACGTTCATCTTCAGCTTTCTTTTCAGCTTCGGCAATCAGGGCTTGCCTTTTTATATCATCCTGTATCTCAACAAACCTTTCCTGCTTGCCAAGGTATTCTTCTATCGGAACTATAAGAGCTTTAAGCACATTAGCTATGCCGTCAATAGCTTTGCCCTCTCTTAACGCTTGCTCCTTTAATTCCTTTCTTGCTTTCTCTATGGCTATTCGCTTATCTCTTAAAAACAATCTACCTACTCTGGCCATATCCATCTCTGCAGTCTGATCTTCTTTGGTAACCACAATATTTTTGGCTTTCTCTTCCCATTCGGCTGCAATATTAAAATAGTCTTGAAACTTGTCTAGCATAAATTGAGCTTTGTTTTTTTCTAAACCACTTTCTTTTACTATAACTGCTAATTTGCTATCCATTATTTCTCCTTTAGTTGTTTTATAGTCATATTTAATTTTCCACAAAACATTGTAAGTTCTACTTTAAGTAGCTTTAGAAAATCCTCATCTCGTTCAACTTTTATTATTAGAGGTTTGATTCCGGGAAAGTAGCTGACGAAATCACACCACTTGCGACCCGTAACCAACATCTGACCTTGAATTTGCTGAAAATATTCACTTGGTAGCTTGTTATCAATAAGATACTTAACGTGAGTATGAACAAGCGGGCATTTAATTTCTATTAAACCGTCATCACCAACAACGCCGTCAGGAGAAGCACCAAACACACTATCTCTCTCTGTGATACAGAAGCCAACCTGCTCAACTTCATTGCCAGATACGATCTGATAGAGCTGTCTGGCTTCATCTTCAAGCTCTATGCCCCTAAGCATTGCTGCATTTTGGTAGCTGTCCTCAATGTGATTGCTTACCTTTTCGCCTGCCAGCTTATACATATAATTCTTGCTTTGAGTTGAGGGCTTGCCTGCCATTGTGATAATTTTATCAAAGTTGCTTGATGTTGGCACACCTAAACGTGCTTCAAACCATTCTGGGCTTCTTTGAGGAACATCTATTATCTTCATTTCTTCTGCCCTTCTTTTCTTTGCGTCGCCACCATTTTAGCGTCAAGAGATACAATAGCTTTCTGATAATCTGACGCTGGTATATCTTCAAGCTTCTCTACCTTCATAAACTTGCAGAATTTTGCCTGACCAACGTCTAAGCTGGCAAGCAAGTCAACTATATTATTTAGTTGCTTCTCATCTATGAATTTGACGTCTATATCCTTAGCGTCATCATCTTGCTCATAAGTTGCAAGACCAGTTAGGGCTAATAGTGTGTATCTCTCAAGATAGGTTATGGTTGATCCGATTGCCTGAATTGGATTTTTAGAACCAGTTACATCAGCCGGTGCGGACAACGATGTTTCTTCGCTATGTCCTTGAACGTGAGTTATTTTGCAAGTTACTATTACTGCACCGTTTTGTTTTGTAGACCAAGAAGCGGAAAGACCGCATTTGCTTAGAGCCTCATTTATCTTTTCAGTTACATTGGCAAGCGAGGCGTGGGAATATTTAACCTCTTTATATTTAACAGTTTGATCCTTATCAATCTTTGGCGGGTTAGCCTTAAACTCTGCCATAGCCTTATGGTAAGCCTTCCTTGCCTCATTTGCGTCCCAGCGTTCCTGAAGTTCCATTAGCCCCTTTAACTTTTCTAAATCTGCTCCGCCTGCGACTGCTTGCTGGATTAAGGCTGCTGGTGAGTTTACATTTGCATTGCTTAAACCTTTTTTTACTAAATCTTTACTCATTATCCTTTCCTTTCTTTTTTTTCAAAGCTAATATTAGTTTATCCAATGTTTCTGTTATAGCCTCGCAAATGCCGAGAGCTGTTTCGTCTTTTGACATTTTGTCTCCTTATTTATTTAATGCTCTATTTAATTCATTGTCCACAAAATCCGCTTCTAAATCAACGCTATCTTTACTTTCTTCTGCGAATGCCTCAATTGCTTTTAATATTATTTGTCTTTCTTTGCCCCTTAACCAACGCACATGAGTGGCTATTCTCATTGATTTGTTCTCTGCAACTCTCATTAGCTCTATCTCGGCGTTGTAAATTCCGATAAATATTTCATATAGGGTTTCTTCGCAAGCAAGTTTCTCAATCAGACGCAATATATTAGACCTGTCCCGACCAATGACCCAGCCAACATGTTCTTTGTGCTGCGTGTCCACATGATTATATATAGAAGTTATCTTGAAAAGGTCTATTTTTTTGGTCTGGGTGTCTATCTCTATTTTATATCTCATTTATCTTCCCCCTTTCGTTATTAAAATTCAAAATGGCCCGGGTCATATAAAGTTTTCCAAGAGCCACCCCAAATATTGCCACGTCTTTCCCACTCTGCACCTATTTCGGCATAGGGGGCTTCATTGGGTCTTAGTATTCTCTTAAAGCTAACAAAATATATATCCATAGCTTTACGCATGGTGTGTTTTGATACTCTGACTTGAGTAACGTGGCTGCCCTTAGCATAGAGCTTGTCCTGTCTCTCTTGACTTCTATATACCTCAGCAACTACAACCTTATGATCAGGGTAG